TGTATTTGTTATATGCATATGCAATAGAAGAATCATTAACCTATACTGCGTACGCCCGTATCGAGTATACACGTAGGGGGAGGATTCGCATATAGCTATCCTATCGGTTATGGTACATCCCGATAAATTTATTCTACATTGTAAAATGTACAATATGACTCAAATTAAATTGTAATGTATTTTAATAGTATTATTTATTATCACAGACTATGAACTCTGAAACGTCAATTTCTAAGCTAGAAGAGAATCGTAAGCAATTTCCTGATGCTATTAAGAAGGAGCTGCCTATTCGTGGTGACTATTACGTAGCTAAGGATAAAACGTCGCAATCTAAAGATGCTGTTGGTAACGTTCTAACTTTAGAAGCTATCGATGGTGAACATAAGTTTGTCTTCTCTGTTAATGTTACTCATTCTGGTAGTAATGATCCTGCTGTTGCTGAGCAATTAGCTGCAGTACAGAAGTCTGTATCTGTTTTCCTAAGTAGTCTTCATGAAAAACTTTAATTTAATGTAATTATTTATATTCATTATTAGGTTATCTATGCGAGATTATTTCCTCTATCTTGAATCTAATTGGAGAAGAACACTGCGGCGTGTTTACTATTGGTTACGTTATCGTTACCCTTGGTAAGCCATTTGTTATTTAAGGATACATAGTTCCTTTAAATTAAACTTTGAAATAGTTAAAATCGTATGATTTGATATTTAAATATGTTAATATTATTATGGCTAAACAAAATAGAAGTTTATTTGTTCCCGCTTTACCTCCTTCTTCGCCTAATCTATCTACTACGTCTTTTACGTATAGGAATAACCCTATCAATAATATAAAACAGCTAGATAGGGTTATTGAGAAGATAGCTCCAGGCTATAAGCAGGATGCCATTAATCATGGAATCAAGGTTGCTAAAGGTATTGGTGGCAAAATGGGTAAAGGTGGTAAGAATAATGGAAATGGTAATACTATTCGCATGCAACATAATGCGACTGTTCCTAATCCGGATGGTCCTATGGGTGGTGCCTTTGTAGTATTTGAATCTAAGAATAACAGTCCAGGTGGTAATACAAGTTATGCATTATCTCCTGCTCCTAATCCGAAGATGCTTAAATTTAAAAGTGGAATTAAACCTAATACGTTTGTTAATGACTATATGGTTCCTATGGAAGGGCAGTGCGCCCCTATGCATATGAGCGGTATTACATTAAGAATACCAACAGTTACCACTAATCCATTATACACTTATTTCATCAATACCGTATGTTTTGACATTCAGACACATGCTCAAAGCTTTGTTGGTTTTAGTGTAGATATTCAGTCTACATTAACAACTGCTAACTTATTAGGTGCCTTTAATGCTGCTATTAATGCATTACAAATTTACTTTTATTACTCTTCTATATTAAGTTATGAAAGTGATAGTAGAAATAAGAATGCAGGTATGATTAATTTAAGACAACAAATAAGTTCATCAATGTTATCTGATTTGGCTCAATTGGGTAAAAGGTTAGAAGATACACCTTTACCTCCTAGGTTAGTAGAGTGGGTTAGATATATGATGGGCAATTATTATTCTAGTGATTGTCAAGGTTCACCTTTAATCAAATTATGTCCAACTACAGATGCAGTGGTTAGTCCCGCATCTACAATACTTATATCATCTGCATTAAATACTTTAACTACTGCTACTAATACTAGAGTATTTTCATTATTAAGAAGATGTATGCCCCATTGGAGAGTGAAGACGTTATTTGATGTACCTACTACTCCAATATACGACAAGAACTTTATGACTATTTTCGCGAATTTACCTGTGCATGGTTATGCTCCTACTATTCAAAGAAGTAATTCTGTTACTGATTTAATTACAAGTATACCTTATAATTCTTTTCATAATAATTTGGATGGATTAGCCTTTGCCATGGGATCTGTTTATTATAGTACTATTAGTGATTATATTTCATTATATACTCCTAGTGCAGTAGATAGTTCAGTATTAAAGGAAAATAGAGTATCGTACTATGTTTATGGTGGTATCACTGCATGGCATCCTCAGTACGCAACACCTTTCCTTACTTACGCACGTCCTGAGACAGCTTTCTTTTATGGTTCGTCATCTTGGAACGTACATTTGTCTGGTTCGGATCGTTGTCAAAATGTTACAGGAAATGCTTTATTGTCTAATCAACAATCAGCTTTAGATTTCCTTTTCCATACAGATCGTGCCACTACTAAACGTGCTGTATACCAATACAGTTAATTATTAATTTATAAATATAAATATGTCAAGATTTACTATGTCCGGAGCTTCTAAGCTCGCTCGTTTAATTATTATAGTGTTAGAATTTTACGTAGGTAAATCTAGCTAACTCTCAGTACCTTAATATTAAGCTATTATTTAAATAATAACTTAACAGGTCTATTATGAAAGTCGATGTTGCGCTGAAGAAATTTCCATTCCTCAAACGTCTTAACCTCTCTGACGCCGTTCTTGAACGTGTGGCTAATCACATAGTGCGCACTATCAAGGGGTCGTCCGATGTTCACGTAGCACCTGTGGCTAGCAAAATATGTCCCGTTGAGATATTGACTCGTTTTGACGAGATCTTCGATTCAAATAAGCATAGTATGAACGACACTTTGCTGGAAATGGAACGAGCTAATCGTTCCAAATTTGGTCCCCGTTCTATCTCTTTATCATGGTCACACCGTGTAGCCGATTTAAGGGCATCGTTTGCATGTCAGATTAAAGACCATATACCTAGGTTTAATTTTAAACCTGGTGATGGCAGTTTAGTTCCAGTTAGTCTTAAATATGCGTGTGAAAACATAAAATCTTCATCTAATTCTGGTTTACCATATTTAGAAAAGAAAGGCAAAATTGTTACTGACCTATATGATAATTTCGATGTCCTTAAGGATCGTAAAGATCCATGTATGTTATTTACCCGTACTACAGAAGGAAAGAAAACTCGTAATGTATGGGGATATCCCTTTGTGGATACCGTGTATGAAATGATGTTTTATGTACCTTTGTTAATTTTACAAAGAGGAAAATTCTATCGTGCCGCGCTGAGGGGGCCAGAATTTGTTGATGAATGTATTACGGAGATGATTAAAACAGCTATCCGAACTGACCGTATATTATATTCGGTAGATTTTAAGGGTTTTGATGCCAGTATATTATGTCAATATATCGGCCTAGCTTTTAATTATATTAAAAGTTGTTTTGAACCTGTGTTTCACATATATCTTGATGAAATGTGTGTTAGGGTTCAAACTATTGCTATTGTTACTCCTTCAGGAATATGGGAAGGTTTCCATGGAATGCCATCGGGATCAACCCTTACTAATGAATTAGATAGCATTATCCAACTAGGTATCGCTTGTGTTTGTAGTTTCATTCTCGACGGAGAGTGCCAAATACAAGGTGATGATGGCGTGTATATCATGAGCCGCGATGATATACCCGAATTTGAGGCAGCGTTTAAATACGCAGGTTTGAAATTAGAGAAATCTAAATCTCATATCGCATCAAATTACGTAATGTTTTGCCAGAAATTATACCATACGGATTATATAAATGATGCAGGTCATATAGGTGGAATTTATTCCCTTTATAGGGCACTTAATCGTATATTATTCCAAGAAAAGTATGTAAATCTGAAGAAAATTGGTCTCAGCTGCAAAGATTATTATAGTGTTCGATGTCTTACAATTTTAGAAAATTGTAAGTATCACCCACTTTTCGAGGAATTTGTAAGATTTATAATGACCTTAGAAAAGTACAACTTAGATGTAAGTGATGATAGTATATTAAAATTTTGCTCGAATTTTAAGAACACTAAAATCACTACTAGTTATTTAAATTCGCAATATGGATCCGATGTGAGCGGTATCTATAACTGGGAATCGTACAAATTAGTGCGACGTATCATTGCTGAAGAAGAACTACTAGGAGATGTTGAATAAATAAACTATTATTAGAGTATCTATCACATAGAACTATAACAATATAGCTTATTAATTCATTATCCATATCTATTATAGGTCTGGAGATAATAACCCGGATGGCATGGGAGGAC